CAACCGGTCTATACTCCTAAACCTATTTCTTACAGCACATTGGCGGCGGATTTTGTTTACATGTTATCTCATAATTCAGACATACCATCTAAATCAAAAATTAACCTACAACCAAAAGAAACTTTATATGGTATTAGTCAACCATATTTCACAGATGTTATGTTACCTAACACCGACCCAATGGTTAGAGGGAATGAGTTAATGAAACTATTAACACTAATTGTTAAGTTTTTATCCTCACATGTTCATAATATAAATGAAGCTCCAATTCCAATAGGGATTGATGGTACGGAGTTGGATCAGATAAACAAAATCCTACAAGATGCCGATAATTCAATTTTAAATCAAAATATTAGAATTAATTGATATTTATAAATAAAAAGTAAATGTCAATCAATAACTCTTATTTTAGTAGAAACAATACTATCGTATTAAATAGTTATGTTAATACTGGTAGAAATCCTGTTACACAACTTTATTATGGTGATGGTGGTCTCTCAAGTCCAATAGGTTATTCTCGTTTTATTTTTGATTTAGATTTAACACTTCTAAAAGAAAAATCGGCAACTGGAGTAATATCAACAGGATGCACAACTCAAATCACACACGTATTAAAGATGACAAACACCTCATCGTTTAATGAAGAATTATTAAATACATCTATGCCTGACGGTAGTCTTAGAGCAACATCGTTTGATTTAATACTTTTTAGAATACCACCAATAGATTTTGATGATAATCAACCTCAATATTGGGATGAAGGTGTTGGGTATGATTTTTATGATTATGGAGAACCTTTAGGTCCAAACAGAGATTATTCAGAAAGACCATCAAATTGGTTTCAAAAAACAACAATAAGTAATTGGCAACAACAAGGAATATATAATAATTTAAATTTAGGTTCGGTTCCTTTTTCATCTATCACAATTTTAGATATACAACATTTTGAGTTTGGTAATGAAAATATTGAATTTGACATGACAGATGAAATTAATATGATTCTTAACGGGACAATTACTGGATCCACAGGATGGGGAATCGCATACTTACCTGATGTGGAGAATTTAAGGGGAACAACGGGTAATTATTCGGTTGGGTTTTTTACAAGACACACACAAACATTCTATGAACCATATCTACTTACAACTTATGACGATATGATTGATGATGATAGAAATAATTTTAGTTTAGGAAAAGTAAACAAACTTTATTTATATATCTATGAAGATGGGGATTTTAAAAATTTAGACGAAACACCATTAGTTTCTATTTCTGATTCGGGAGGTATACCAATACAAGGATTACAGAATTTAACAACTTGTTTAAAAACTAAAGGAGTTTATGAGGTAACAATTCCACCATTAACGGGATATAAAACTCCTTGTATGTTTACGGATATTTGGTCAAATTTAAAACTAAATGGTTTTAGTTTACAAAATCAAATAAACGAATTTACTGTTTATCCATTTAGAAAATCAATACAAATTGGAACATCAACAAACGATCCATCACAATATGGGTTTTCTTATTATGGAATAAAACAAAATGAAAAGATTTTAAATACCGACATTAGAAAAGTGGGTGTTATAATTAAACAAGCTTACACAACTAATAAACAACTCCCAAATGTCGATGGACAATATAGAGTTTATGTAAAAGAAGGAACAACAGAAGTAACTGTTCAAGATTGGACTGTGTTAAATAGAACTCCAAATGAATACTACTTTATCTTTGATACTAGAGATAAAATACCTAATCAGTATTTTATAGATATTAAAGTAACAACTTCAGGTCAAGTTAATGTTTACAAACAACAAATAAATTTTCAAATTGTAAATGAAAAAGTAGAATAAACAGATATTTATAATAAAAAATTATGGCAATATATTATGTGGCTCCTTGTCAAGGAGGTGATCAGCTTGAGGTTGATGAGGGATCACTTACCCTAAATCCGGGTGAGGTAATCTCATTTAGTTCACCAACAAGTGGTGTAATATGTGGAACTGTTGGGTCGCCGGTAAGAGATGCCGGACCTACAAGTTATTTAGCGATCGCAGTTTTTACTGGTTGTGAAGATTGTAATAATAACAATAATATTTTTGATTTTGAATCTCCAAGAAGTGCTTACACAGAACAAATAATATGTGTTCAAGTTTGTGATGATATGAGCGGATCAACCGTTGTGGTAGCTGTTAATCCCCCTCATCCAGTTTGGACGGATAATTATGGAACTGAAGTGATTCAATTAAATGCGGTTACTTTAGGTGGTGTAAATGGGTTAAATAATTAGACATGAGAAATTTAAATCAAATTATTAGAAAAGTTATTAGAGAAACACACGAAGAAAAATCTCAAAGATATATGTTCTTTTCAAATTTAGAACAAATGAAAAGACAATGTGAAATATTATTAGATATGGACCAAGACATGGTTGAATCTATTTTAGATAATGGTCACGATTGGGCGCAAGATCATATTTCAGAAGCAAAAAACAATATGGATCAAGTATTTGATTTTTTAATGAATGAGACGGAAAGAGATGGTATGGAGATGAACATGGATGATGAAGACATGGTCATGATGGAAGGTCGTAAAAAAACAGGAACTCCTCTTTGTGCAAGAGGTAAGGCATCAGCAAAGGCAAAATATGACGTGTATCCAAGTGCTTATTCGAACGGACACGCTGTCCAAGTTTGTAAAGGAAAAATCAAAGGTCTTGATGGTAAAAGACATTGTTCAGGATCTTATTGTTAATTTTTTTTTAAAAATATTTTTTTATTCAAATAATATCTATATATTTGTAGAAACAAACAATATATTTATATGGAAAACAAAATAAAAAGATTTTTTAGTAGATTAAAACTTAAATTTTATATTTGGTCAAAAAAATCTTCAACTATTATCCCAACCTATCAAAATGAAATCATATCGTATGAAAAGACGTGTTTTAAAATATGTCTTAAAATAATTCAACATAAAAATACGGAATTTATGATAGCCCCAATGTCTGATAAACGTTATCTTAAAAATGACGATATGAAAATTTTCATAACAATGACAGACCATAGAGTTGAGATCACTAATCACGTTTATAATTATAATGTTAAACTACATGATAGGGATTGGGAAAGATTAACATATATTTTTGATCTTGAGGCAGATAAGAGAAGACTTAATTATGAGGTTAACGTTAATTCACAAATCACTAACTCTCTACATAATATCTTAGAACGAGTTTCTAATTTTGATTAAAATTTTACCAACCAAAAAATCTATTGATTATTTATTACTAACCATAATAGGTTTTTGTCCTTTACCGGATTGTGTATCATTTTTTTCGGCAGACCTTTTACGTTGACAAGCAGATCTTTTTGCTGAATCGCTCATTTTACCAGCAACACCAGCGGCTCTACATTTAGGGTATGAACCTTTAGAGGTGTCTTGTCGTCCACAGGGAGGATGTTTACCATCAACTTTACTACAAATGTTAACCCAAGGTCCTTTTGGTTGAGAAGATCCCTTAGGTTTCTTCTTTTTACCAAACCAAACTGCCAAATCTTCATTTATATTTCCTTTGTCAGAAATCTCAATCCATTCATTAAATGGGACTTTTTCTAAAAATTCAACCCTATTTTGATTTAATGGTGGATAACTTACACCATAATCGTTAATTGATTCTTTAATTTTTTTAGTTATTTGTCTAACAACCCCATCTAAACTTACCGTTGTTTTTTTTGGGTCATAATTTTTTATAGGTTTGGCATCTGTATTATGAAATGGTAATGAATTCATAATTCCCGCCTCATCAGACCAAGCAAATTTTTCAGGATTATTTTTCATAAATTTAGAAATTTTTTCAGCCCTTTTTTCTTTTCTTCGTATGGTTTTAGGATCTGTGGACATTTTACCATCTAAACTATCATGATCTAAAGATGCATCATCCCATTGATTTACAAATTCAGTAAATGGAGCCATTTGATTTTTATCAAATTCTCTATATCCAGGTAACAATGGTGAAACATATGAACCTCTAGATCCACGACTATCACTAGTCGTCTCCATTATTACTTTTTTTATAATTTTACTAAGTCTATCCATTTGATTATATATTATAAATATCTTATATTTTAAATATGGAAAAAGAAAATACAAATTATGGTAATTTATTTGGAACCATTGATTTATTAAGTGAAGAACATCTTGAAATAATACTATCAACAATGAATAATGACCACGCTTTATATTACCTTATTGAGGCGATTAAATCCGCACATTCTAAAGGAGTGTTCACTATTGGTGAATCTGAAGTGATATCAAAATCTATTAGGACTTTAATTAAGTAATTTATTATACATAAAAAAAGGGACAATTTCTTGTCCCTTTAGTGTTATTTTTTAAGATTTTGATTATCTCAATTCTCTTAAATCGAATGTTCTAACACCATCAACGGTAATGCGGCCATAAAACCTGTTGTTTACCATTTTTTTCGCGTATCTCGTCATTATTCCTTTGATCGGAGTAAAGTTGAACGGGTTATACATTGTAGGTGTTAATTGTAGAGGTACGTACGGTGCGTAGATGTAACCTGTGTCTAACAATGACGTTCCTTTGTGTCCTACTAACACTTGGTTAGCTGGGAAGTAAGGGTCACGGTAAACTTGGTAACGACCTGATAATGTACCAACTCTTTCAATACCCATGTTATACTGATCTTGATCAGGAGCCGCGTTAGATACGTGGAAGTATTCTAAATCGTCAAAGATAGCTGAAACTTCAGAAGATACAACAATCCAGTTAGCTCCACCTCTTAATGTAGATTTGTGGATTTGTGCTGACAATTGGTTAATTGCAGTAATCAAAGTTTGGTTCCAGTCTTTTTGAGTATAAGAAGCTTGGTTAGCAATTCTTCTCCATCCGTTGTAATCCCAACGTAGGTTCCAAGCTGCACCTTTACGTAAGTCACGTAAAATTTCACGGTCAATCTCAGCCGCCACTTGTTCTGACAATAATGCTGTTAATTCAGCTTCAGCGTCAATGTTATGGAATGCTGCAACGTCTTGTGCCAATTCAGGAGACCATTGTGCTCTTAGTTTTCTTTCTGTAACAGAAACTGTAACCGACTCAAGGTCAAAAGAAACTTCACCAATTTCATCTTCAAACTCAAGGTTTGCATATCTTCTATAGAAAGCTATGAAAGAACCACTTGAAGCACCTGAGTAGATTGTACTACCTGTGTATCCGTCAAGTGATGTTGCATCACAATCGGCACATATAGGACAAGAAAGATCTACTTCTAAGTATATACAACCATTTTGAGAACAGATATCATTATAACTTCCACCGTTACCAGTGTTAGTATTATATGCATTACCACTGTTTCCAAATGCGGTTTGTGTGTTAGTACTTGTTGGAGTAACAATACCTTGACCGTAAATTTGAGTTACTACTCTAAATAATAGAGGAACATATTGACCAGCAGCATTTGTTAATACGTTACATGGTGTTGAAGATCCCGAAATAATTGAAGTTCCATAAATTCTTAAATCAGAAAGAAAAGACTCTGTATCAATTTCACTACCGTCAGGACCAATTAATTTTCCAGTTCCAGCATTTGCAAAACCACAAAGTTTCATAATAACTTTTCTTGTGTTTCCTGCATACGCCGTTAAAGCCGCATCAACTAAGCTACTACCAGACCATACTTGTACAGTTGTGTTAGCAGTAACTGCGGTCCATTTACCTTTAGAGTAATCAAACAATCCTGGAGGATCTAAACCAGCCTCATTACCTTCGTAAAATGAATCATAAAGATTTTTTTTGAATGGGAAGTTAGTTGCACTTGCATCTCCGTAACCACTGTTTGGTGTTTGAGTGCTAGGTGAGTTAGGTGCTCCGTAAGGTGCGTAATGTTCACCGCCAGAGTTTTGTACTCCGTTTTGTAAGTTTCCATTAGCATCGTATGAAGATGAATTAGCGTATCCTTGAATTTTAGGTACAAAATAGAATAATTTACCGATAGGTAAGTTCATAGCTTGTACAGATACGATGTCGTTAGCCAATAATTTAGAGAATACTCTTCTTACGATTGGAAAAACAACTGTTTCAAAAGCTCCGTTAGATGCTCCGTCTGATGTTGCTTCGTTAATCAAGTGAGACGCTTGGTTCTCATATAATTGTGCAACGTTTTCTTTTAGGTGGCCTCTAAGACCTTCAAGGAATCCTAAACGATCCCATTTGTTAATTGTGTCTTCTTTGATAACTTTAAGGTGTTTTAACCCGATGTTACCAACAAGACCTGATTCTAATAATGCTCCCATTTTTTTGGTTTTTTATTTTTTTAGTTTATTTTATTTTATTTTTGTCATTAAATCCTTCATTCTTAAAAATTGTGGATTCTCATACGTTTTTGATTCAATCAAATTAACTGAAGATCCTGTATCAGCAGTTTTATTAACAGTTCTTTGAATTGACTCGTTTATTTTTTGTTCACCTGTTGAACCATTAGATGATAATTCACCTTTAATTGTTCTATATAGGTTTTTTGATTCTTTTAAAGATTCAAGATTATCAAATCTTCTTAAAATATTTATTTTTTCTTGTTTTGTTGTTGAATGTTCGGTAAAAAGTCTTGTAGCGTAAGCCAAGTTAGAATTAAATACAGCAACTTCATTTAATTTTGTTCTAAAAACATCAAGAGCCGCTTTGTATTCTTCATTTTTTTCTCTTAATAAAGAAACTTCATTATTTGAATAGTTTTCCGAAATTTTAAATGGACTGTATTCATAATTTCTGTTGTTTGTTTTCGCTTTTCTTAAACCACGGCTACCATCTTTAGATCCATTACCATAAGTTCTTGCCGCTTCTTTGGTCTCAACTTTTTTCATTGGTTTTGGTGAGGTTCTTGTGTTGTCACCAATAGGTCCTTTTTCCGTGTTCATACCTTCCTTATATTCAAATTTTGGTTTTCCAGTTCCAGTGGCTTTAATACCTTTACCAAACGCTTCTTTTCGTTTTTCGTTAAATCCGCCACCCATATTAGGTTTTTTGTCATATGAAAATTTAGGACCTCTACGGTTTTCAGTTCCTTTTGATTTTAAAGATTTTAAAGATTTTTTAACAGCTTCCATTACACCGTCAACAGTAGTATCAGTATAGTCCATATCTTCAGTATATTCCTGTTCATATTTCATATGTCCCATACCTTCAGTATCATCTCCATCTATTTCCAACTCATATGATGTTTCTTCATCATCATCATCATCATCCATGTCTGAAAATCTATTTCCACGAGATCTCATTGCATCTCTCACAGGAGTTTCGAACCTACCTTTATGTGATCTGATTGCATCTCTCACAGGAGTTTCAAATCCCATTTCATAGTCATCCTCATAGTCATCTTCATCTTCATAATCCATTCTATCTTCTTCTAACCACCACGCTCCATCATTTCTGTCTTCGTCTGAGTTTCCATAGTCTCCTTGTTCCATAGTTTCAGGATTCATTTCATCTTCTTCTAACCACCACGCTCCCTCATTTCTGTCTTCGTCTGAGTTTCCATAGTCGCCTTGTTCATAAAAATCACCTTTTGTAGAACTCATTCCACCCATTTCTCCATCATCGCCCATTTCTATTTCATATATTAGTTGATCACGATTATTACCGTAAGATTCTCCTAATTGAATCATATATTCATTATCACCGTCTTTAAGGTTTATATTACCACCTTCTTTTTTTATTACGATTCCATCATCATCACCCATAGCTTTAAAAACTCTAAGAACTTCCGCGTCTGACGCATCTGTCATATCAATAGTTTCATCATCCATTTCAGGGTCCATTTCCATTTCAGGGTCCATTGCCATGTCTTCATCATCCATTGCCATGTCTTCATCATCCATTTCCATGTCTTCATCATCCATTTCCATGTCTTCATCATCCATTTCCATTTCAGGATCCATTTCCTCATCGTCAACGGGTTCTTCAATCTCATCTTGTTCTCTAAGAGATTCTTTTACTAATTGTTTGATTTCTTCACTCATTGTAGATTGAAGTATTCCTTTTGCGTTCTCTTGAAGAGTCTCTTCCAAATTTCGTATTTGGAATAAAGCTTCTTCTACTACATTTTTGTTATAATTCATATTTTTTTATAATAGTTCATCAATAAATATCATTAACTTTTAAAAAAACAATAATTTTTTATTTTTTAGGCATAAAAAAAGGAAAAAGATTATTTTCTTTTTCCTTTTTTGTCTTATTAAAAATATTTTAATTTTCAATAACCTCATTAATTTTTGATTCAACAATTGCTGTTATTCTCCAATCCATTGAATAATTTTCAAAAATTTTAGTAACTTTAGCCTCAACATCTGTTGGACTATACCCTTTTACTAATTTTTCTTCTTTCATTTTTTTTACTTTTCCTGTCTCATTATCAACCACATCGGTTGTAATTCTTGATATAAAATACTTTTCGTCCATAATAATTTTTTTTATTTATCTAAATAATGAGTTAATCTTTTCATTAAGTCAAGCGATTTATTACCAGACTCCCCAACATTTCTTTCTACGGACATTCTTTTTTCTTCATCTAAATTTTCTTCGTATTTCATTCTATCGTTTCTATCTGTGAATAAGTATGCGCCAGGTGTTGACGGTGAAGATACAAGATCAAAACATATTAATTCAAAATCATCCTGAACTTCATTTTGTTCCCCAACTTTTTTTAATGAACCAACACCACGAGAAGATATTCCTAATGTAACTCCTTGACGAAGATAGTTTGCCGCTAAATCACCTTTTGTTGATACAATCCCTCTTTCGTGAAAACCTGGACTTGTTAGTAATTTTAATTTACCCAATAAAACAGGACCGTCCCACCATATTTCTGTGATCATGTGAGAAACCCTGTCTAAATCAATTAGAGAAGATTCAGGATGGTTTAACTCAGAAAGAGATGTTCCTTTATTAATTATTTTTTTATAATTATCAGCTTCTCTTTTTAATATTTTTTCAGGATAAATTCTTCCGTTTCTATTTGGGGTATTGTATTTTTGTAAAACAGCGTAAAACTCAAATGGTTTTGAATGATCCAACATATCTCGATTTTCTCTTATCATAGATAAGTTTCTTCGTTCATTTGGGTCTATATAACCAGCATCATACTCAACAAGAATCCCACGTCCAGAATCTTTTGGTCCCAATATTTTTAAGTTTTCCATCTATCTATTTTATATATAAATACTAAATAGTTTCAGTTTCTTTCTTTATGATTTTTGTATTTCCATTTTTAGTAAGATAAAATTTAAAATATTTGTTTTTATTCATTATTTCCCCATATATTAATTTAATTAAACTTTTTACAATTTTTTTTAATTTTGGAGATTTAAAATCCATTTTTTCTAACAGAAACAAATTAATCTCTAAATTCATAAATGATTTTTTTTTAAGATGTAACCCACTAGTTCTTAAATCAAGATCAACAATAAATTTAGTATCAATAATATCTTTATTTATGTTATTTAAAAGTGCGTGTTTAACGGATCTTGACATGTTTAATACGACCCTATTCCAATCCTCCGACTCATATTTTGGTTCTACCCAACTTTGTATGTTTATAAAAATTGATTTTAAATTTTGGGAATCAATTGTCCCATATTGTGATTTAAATGATCTATACCCGTTTAGTTTGGCGGTTTTTCCTTTCTTCATAAATTTTCTTCATATACTTAATGTTTATTTTGATATAATTATAATTAATTATTATTGTTATATCAACAAACCTAATAAAATGAAAATATGTTAATCGTGACAGTAAAAAAGGGGGGTATTGAGAAATCCTTAAAACTTTTAAATAGAAAATTAATTAATACAAATCAAAATGAAATCTTATTAAACAGAAAAGAGTATATTAAACCATCTATACTTAATAGAGAAAAAAACAAAAAAGCGATTTATATTCAAAAATTAAAATTAAATAAAGATTAAAGACTTTCTTTAAGTTGTTTTAAGTGATAATAGTTTAATTCTGAAAAAGATTCTTTTTGAATTTTTAATAAAACTTGGTCTATTGTGTTAATTGTGTCAGAATCGTTTTCATTGTCTTTTTTTTCATTTAACTTTTCTAAAACCAAATCCTTAGCGTCATTGTAATTTTCAATTAACTGTGTTTTTGGTGTTGATAGAATTTTTTTAAGTTCTTTTTGTTCTGATTCTTTTAATGAGGAAATAAATTTTCCAACAGTTTTATTTGCAACATTTAACATTGACTTTAATGGAACCTTAATGATTTCTTTTTTTTCTTGTTCTTTAGTTTTTAAAATTTCGCAAATAATTTTTTTACTCTTAATTTTACTTTCTAAAGTTAAAACGTCTGTTGAAAACAGATTATCTATTTCTTTATATTTGTTTTCACATTTTATGTGACCAACCCACATTTTAATTTCTTTTAAACTATAAGGATTTACCTTATTAGTTAAATTTTCATATGCGGTGATTGATTCATTTATAAATTCATTTACAATACTTTCTTGAAGACCTTTTTTAGTTGACAATTCATCATACAAAAAAAATATTCTAGATATGTTTTTGTTTTTTAACACTAACTCCTCAAATATAAATAAGTTATCTTTTAAAGTTCCCTTTTTATACGACTCACTTAAGTAAATTTCTATTTTTGATTTTAATTCTCCAAACATTTGTATTTTTTTAAATAAATATCAAGATATTTTGTTTATTTCATCAATATCGGTGTCAGTTGTTTCTTCATCATATTCATCTCTGTCAATCATTTCACCCTCCCACCAATCTGAATTATCAAACCAACCCACAAAATCTTGAACATCGTCCTCATCTTCTAAGTAACTATCTACCGTATTTTTCCACATTTCTTTAACACTAATTGTTGCATATCTTCTTGTGATAATTTCGTAAGTATGTAATTCAGGAATTTTAATTGGCTCAGTTTCATAATTAGGATTCATTCGGTATAACGAATAAATAAATGAAAAATCTTCGGTTTCAACCGCCATTCCAATATCGTCTAAAATGTTTTTAACTATTTTTTCATTACCCCCCGAAATTAATTCTCTTGGTCGACCATATTTACCAATATCATTAGTCATCTTTTTTAAAATGAACCTCATGTTTTTTTCGGTAAGATTTTTGAATTTACTCATATTAATAAATACTAATCACCAAGAAGTTTTGATAATTGATCTTCTAAATCACCTAAAGAATTATTTATTTTTTTAAAATCTAAAAACTCATCTTCATTAAAATCATCTTCATTTGATTCTAATATTAATTTATTTTTATCTCTTCTCATTGATTCAGGTAGTGGCGCTCCTGC